CGGAGCCAAGCGTAAGAAGCGCCGGGATGACACTGATTTCACTGAGTACAAAGAAGGTGGAACGGTGAATGCTGCGGGCAATTACACCAAGCCCGGTCTTCGCAAGAAGATTGTGTCCCAGGTGAAGGCAGCGGCAACCCACGGAACGGGCGCAGGCCAATGGTCGGCCCGTAAAGCACAGTTGGTAGCCAAGAAGTACAAGGCTGCGGGCGGGGGCTACCGCGATTGAAAGCACCGCAGACTTCCCTTAAAAACTGGGGCGACCAGAAGTGGCGCACCAAGTCGGGGAAGCCTTCGTCAAAGACGGGGGAGCGGTATCTTCCAGAAGCGGCAATCAAGTCCTTGTCCCCTGCTGAGTACGCGGCTACCACCAAAGCCAAGCGGCAAGGTAAGGCGGCAGGTAAGCAGTTTGTGGCCCAGCCCAAAAGCATTGCAAAGAAAACGGCGGGATTTAGATAATGGCAGTCACCTCTGGACAATCAGGCTTTAACCTCGACCTCACCGAGCTGGTCGAGGAGGCGTTTGAGCGTGCGGGTTCAGAGATGCGCACGGGGTATGACCTCAGAACGGCGCGTCGATCGCTTAACTTACTGTTTGCTGACTGGGCCAATCGTGGCATCAACATGTGGACGTTTGAGCAGGGCACGATTACCCTGACGCAAGGTCTGAATACCTACGCCGTCCCCAGCGACACTGTTGATCTGCTGGACCATGTGATCCGCACCAATGCAAACATCCTGTCCAACCAAGCCGACTTGACGATCACGCGCATCAGCGTGTCCACCTACGCAACCATCCCCAACAAGCTCAACCAAGCCCGGCCCATCCAGGTTTGGTATCAGCGCTTGGACGGGCAGGTGGCCACCACTGCTTCGACGTTTGTGTCCCAAGACCTCACTGCGGCAACGATCACGTTGAACTCCGTTGTGGGACTCCCAGCCATTGGGTACGTGGACATCGTGACCGCTGGCGGCACAGAGACGGTGTTCTACAACTACATCTCAGGCAATACCCTCAGTAACGTGTTTCGTGCGCAGATTGGCACGACCCAGCAGACCCCTGCGGCGGGCAACCCCATCCGGGTCAACAACGCCCCCCGTGTCACTGTGTGGCCCACACCTGACGGCTCCCAGACCTACCAGTTTGTCTACTGGCGCATGCGCCGGGTGCAAGATGCTGGCGGTGGCGTGAACGTCATGGACGTGCCTTTCCGCTTTATCCCCTGCATGGCAGCAGGGCTGGCCTACTACATTGCGCTCAAAGTGCCCGGTGGCATGGAGCGCCTGGGTGTGCTCAAACAGCAGTATGACGAGGCTTGGATGACGGCTGCGGACGAAGACCAAGAACGTGCAGCCCTGCGGCTTGTGCCCCGGCAGATGTTCATTGGGGGTGGCACTTAATGGGCAATAGGTTTGCGTCTGGCAAGAACTCAATTGCGGAGTGCGACCGTTGCGGGTTTCGCTTCAAGTTGACCACGCTGCGCAAAGAAGTTGTCAAGACCAAGGTATATGATCTCAAGGTGTGCCCTCAGTGCTGGGACCCGGATCAGCCGCAGTTGCAACTGGGTATGTACCCGGTGGATGACCCGCAAGGGATACGCGACCCCCGGCCTGACATCAGCTACAAAGTGTCTGGACGAACAGGTTTGCAGATCGTGTTGACCAACAGTTCGGCGGCTGATGCCCAGGGGATTCTCAGCGGGGGCAGCAGGATTTTTCAGTGGGGCTGGGCACCTGTCGGGGGTTCAGAATTTTTTGATGCGGCTTTGACACCAAATAACTTGGTTTTGAGCGTGCAATTGGGTACAGTTACGGTAGCAACGACATAAGGAGTCGAAGATGGACAAGAAAGACTTGGCACAAGACAAGAAAATGATCGCAGGCGCGGTGCATAAGCATGAGAAAAAGCTGCACCCTGGCAAGCCTATGACCAAGCTCAGAGCTGGCGGCAAGACCAACAGCGACATGCTGAAATACGGGCGCAACAAGGCCAAAATCATGAACCAGCGCAGCGTGGGTCGTGGGGGCTGAGATGGCAACCTACAAGCAACCCACCAAAGTAGCCAACGTGATTGTTGGCGAAGAGCCAGCCAAAGAGACGATGCGCAAAGCAAATGTGTCTGTGGCCAACACGCGCAGCCAAGACTACCCACCCATGAAAACCTCGGGGATTGTGGTGCGTGGCGGTAAAGCGCAGACCAAAGGCAAGATGGCCAGAGGCCCGATGGCATGACATACGACGAGTTGTATAACGCGATTCAGAGCTACACCGAGAATCAGTTCCCGGTTGTGTACCTTGCGAGTGGGAGTACTGTGTCTGCGCAGACGCAGATCAATCTCTTTATCACGCAGGCTGAACAACGCATATACAACTCGGTGCAGTTCCCGTCGTTGCGCAAAAACGTGACAGGGTTCACCACCACCAACAACAAGTACTTGGCTTGCCCGTCAGACTTTTTGGCCACCTATTCGCTGGCTGTGATTGACGCAACGGGTTCGTATGAGTACTTGTTGAACAAGGATGTGAACTTCATCCGTCAGGCGTACCCACAGCCTACAGATACGGCCATCCCAAAGTACTACGCACTGTTCGGCCCGTCGTACAACAACAGCGATGAGCTGTCGTTCATTCTTGGACCAACTCCTGATGCAATTTACAACATGGAGTTGCACTACTTCTTCTACCCCGAATCAATCACGACAACGGCAGATGGCCGCACTTGGTTGGGTGACAACTTTGACACTGTGTTGCTGTACGGGTCGTTGGTTGAAGCGTACACCTTCATGAAGGGGGAGCAGGACATCCTTGCTTTGTACGACGCCAAGTACAAGGAAGCTCTTGCATTGGCCCAGCGCCTGGGCGATGGCCTGGAGCGCAGCGATGCGTACCGCAGTGGCCAGTATCGGCAGTCGCCCCTGCCACAAAATAACGGAGTGCGTTAATGGCATTCACGGGCAACTACAGTTGCAACACTCTTCGCTCGGGGCTGATAAACGGCACGATCAACTTTGCAACCGACACGTTCTATTTGGCGCTGTACACCAATGCCGCCACACTGGATCAGAACACCACCGCGTACACTACAGACGGCGAGGCAACGGGGGGCAACTATGTTGCGGGCGGGCAAATTGTCACGGCAACAGTCGGTACTGAATCGGCCTCTTCTGGCAGTATTGTGTATGTCAATTTCTCCTCTCCTTCTTGGACAGGCGCAATCACTGCCAGAGGCGCGTTGATTTACACGCCGGGGGATAATGGCGCTGTATGCGTCTTGGACTTTGGCAGCAACAAAACATCAACCAACACCTTCCCTGTGACGATGCCTGCAAACACCAGCACATCGGCACTCATTCGACTTGTTTAAGGAGCGACCATGTTCAACGAAAAAGTTAAGTCCCAAGACACCGCTGCATGCAGCTTGATTGCTGGTGGCTCCGCCGCTGAGAGCGCAAGCGCAAAAGGCGTGTACAAAATCCAGTGCCACGACAAAGACGGCAATCTGAAGTGGGAAGACGAAGCCCCCAATTTGGTGGTCAATGGCGGTTTGCAAGACATGAACGCCAAGTACTTCACGGGCAGCGCGTACACCGCCGCTTGGTACATTGGGCTTTATGGCGCAGGTGCATCAAACACTCCTGCTGCTACTGACACCATGTCTTCCCATGCGGGTTGGACTGAGGTGACGGACTACAGCCAAGCTACCCGGCCTGCTTGCACGTTTGGCACCCCCACGACTGCCAACCCTTCAGTGGCTACCAACTCAGCTTCAACCGCCACGTTTAGCATCAACGCAACCACGACTGTGGGCGGGGCGTTCCTGACCAGCAACAACACCAAAGGCGGCACGACTGGCACGCTGTATTCAGCCGCAGACTTCAGTTCCCCTGGGGATCGCGCCGTTGTTTCGGGCGACACCTTGTCCGTTACCTACACTCTGAGCTTGGCAGGTTAATCATGGCAACAACTTTCAAAAAAGGCGACGTTGTTAAGGCGGTCGCAGTCGTTCCCCAAGGCCCGGTGCTTGCTCTGCGTATGAGCGAAGAGGGTGTGGTGTCGTACCTGATTGAATGGACGGACACCGATGGTGCAACTCAACAGCGTTGGTTTGAAGAGTCTCAACTGACAGGAGCATGATCTATGGCTTTAGTCCTTGCGGATCGAGTCCGTGAAACCACCACCACTACAGGCACGGGTTCTGTAACACTGGCTGGCGCGTACACGGGGTTCCAAACATTTTCTTCTGCTGTTGGTAACGGTAACAGCACGTACTACACCATTGCCAACGTAGCTTCGGGCGAGTGGGAGGTAGGGATTGGTTCGTATGCGTCTGGTGGCAACTTGCTCTCCCGCACAACCGTTCTGGCTTCCAGCAACGGCGGCTCCCTTGTAAATTTTGGCGCAGGGGTCAAGGATGCGTTTGTCACTCAGCCTGCTGAGAGAGCACTGTATATAGCCAGCGCAGGCACCGGACTTGAGTCCAAGGTCACGGCCTTTACCAACGGCGGTATTGTCTACGCCTCAAGCACAAGTGCTTTGGCTACGGGTAGTGCGCTGACTTTTGATGGTACAAATTTTGGTGTTACAACTATTAAGTCAACTACATCATTGAATCTTTACGCCGCCTCTGCATATGATGTAAATCTATATACAGGCGCTACAAACACTGCTCGACTTTCTTCCAATGTAAACGGTGTTTTTTCTGTCGGTGATGTAGGTAGTGTTGCGGCGCTTGGAACTAATTACGGAACCCTTGGTCCATGGGGTTCTGCTGGTGGCGGTTATCGAATCTATCGTGGCACTGGTGCTGGGACTTCTATTGCTTATTTGTACGCAGATGCAAGCGGAGTTTTTCTTTATGGGCAGGA